GCGACTACTTTGTGTTCTGTAATAAATATTATAGAATACTTAGAACCGAACCCCTTCTATAAAGGGCTTAGTTTGAGAGGGTCTTTCATCAAAGAATCCTGACCATACTGAATATTGCTATTCCTAAGAGCTGTTAAAGGGTTAGTAAGTTTAACGATACTTGTTATCGTTGCACAAGACTATATCATTTTATGATATGGTTTTCTACTCGGATTACCTGCATTAGCAAATAATTTTATTGTTAAAGGTATTTCTGATGGTTCACTAGCTTTAGATTTAGGATCAAACTTAAATCTAGATAATAAAGTTTGAACTTCATTATCTAAATCAATAGCTTTTTCCCGGGGAGGTAACTCTTTACATTTAATCATAAAGTCATAGACTTTATCGAATAAATCTTCAGGGTCACGATCACCGAGTATTACCCATTCACTCATAGACACTAATTGAGCTTTTTCAATTGTAGTTAATTTACTATAACTGATTGGATTAATTAGAGTTTTTGAAAATGCTAGGATATATTTATCATAATTCTCATTTAATTGAGTAATCAACGATAAAGCATCTCTAGCTACGGCATCTCCGATGTAGGGTAATATTTCCTCCATAACTATATCTCGTCTCTCTTCTAAAGAAGACAATGGTATAACAGCTTTAAAATCACCTTTCACAAGGGACATTAAATACTGCATAGTTTTAGTAAAAGGTATTTGAGGATCTTTCGATTCCAAATAACTATACTCCTCATCCTGAGGATCTACTAAAAATAAGAACGCAGTTTCTAGCGGTATTAAACCAGTATTGGAATAATATCCTAGAACATTCATTAATGAAGCTTTTAAGCTACCCTGATTGTCTTTTGACATCATAGTAGCTAAATTCTCATTAGCAGATCGGGAAAATATTCTTAAGAGTATTTTCAGATCAGTTATAAGTCCGCGTTTAGCAAAGTAAATCGCAAGATTTGCTCTACCTAATAACGAATCATCCGCAATTAATTGTTTCCAAGAAACACCCGAAACATCTACTGAATTAGTAGAGGTCCGTTTCGCGAACTCAAAGGAGTTAAGATCTTCCGAAATCAATGATTTCGAAAGATTAACACCGACATTTAATTGACCCATTAAATCTAAATATTCTTGATAAACTCGTTTATCAAAAATAACTAAATCATCACCGAGTACCTCATAGTTCTCAAACCACCCCTCTAGTTTATTTCCATAAACTTTCAGAGCACAGTGTTGAACTATAAAATGATGAGTAACTGCTAGCATGGCCCAAGAAGACAGACAACCCATAGGTTGACCTACTCCATAGTACACATGCTCTAATTCAATACCATAAGGCTGACCTCTTATAACATAAGGGCGAAGCACTAAGATATCTTTCCAAAATCTACCAATTGGTAAACCAGTTAACTTATCGAGTATAACTACTTGTAAGTCAATTGGTAATCGATCCGTAGCAGAGGATAAATCCACTGAGTAGGCACAATTAGCATTTTTGGCTTTTAACATTGATCGATTATAAGATAAATCTTGATCGAAAGTACCATCATTAGGTAATCCTTTCAAGAATTCAAATAAAAAATCATGTAAAGGTTTAAA